TTTCAAATTGCACCGACAAGCATCAAGCGCAGACGATCAAGCTTAAAATTGATGGCGCTCTTGCTATTCACAAGCTATCCGTCCAACGCGGCCAATTCGTCCCGTCTCACGAAATGGACAAGGACGGCGTGCAAATGGGAATCGCCGTCGCCAGCATCTTCTCCCGCATGCCGGATGATCTCGCGCCATTATGCGCCGGGAGAACCGCCGGCGAGATCAAGAAGATCGTCGCCCGCTATGCCCGCGACAAACGAACGGAGCTTTCGCAATACGAGTCACGCATCACCGTTCCCGTCGAATGACATCCCCCCTCATCGCTGGATTCTGCCGGGGCGTTAAGCCGCCCCCAGAAGAGCCGTGGCGTGATTGGGTGTGCGAACACGTTTACCTTCCCAACTCGCCAGAGGGTGCGAGATACTCGCTCGATGCAGTCCCCGCGCACGCGATTATTTGGGACTGGCTGGAAGATCCAGAGGTAAAGGAAATCGCCGTTGTCGCATGCGTTGGATTCGGGAAGACGGCAATCATCGAAGGGCTAAGCGTTCGCGCCGTCGCCGTCGATCATGGCGACATGATGGTGGTCGGGCAAACCGGGGACACGGTGCAAGACTGGATGGAGAGCCGAATGCGGAAAGTCTGGCAGACAAGCCCGCTAACCAAGCTCCACATCCCAACCGGGGCCGAGCGGAGTAACTGGAAAAAGGATCAGGTGATTTTCCGGCACATGAACTTTTTCGCAGGACCCGCTAACAAAACCGCGCTTCAAGAGAAGTCTATGGTTTACACCGTAGGGGATGAGGTCTGGCGGTGGGATGACGGGATGATCGACTACCTGTTGAAGCGCCATCACGGGCGGTGGAACCGCAAGAACCTGATGCTCTCCCAAGGCGGCGATGAGGATGGGCAATGGCATAACCACGCGAAAGCCGGGAAGTGGCACGACCTAGAGCACGAATGCCCAAAGTGCAAAATGGGCAGCGTGTTCGATTGGAATAACTACCAGTTTGAGAAGATCATGGACGCCAACGAAGAACTCGATTGGGTGGCAATTTACGAAACCGTCCGCCTTAAATGCCCTCATTGCGGCGAACAATTCCAAGACACCGAATACAACCGCCGCCAATGGGCGAAATGCAAGCCTGTGTGGGATGGTGGGAAGTTCATCCCCGGACGCATGACCTTGCGGGCGTCATTTATGACCGTTTGGCGCTATTCATGGTGCGACATGGTAAAGGAATGGCTCATCGCCAACGAAGACAAAAAGAGCGGGCAACTGGAGAAACTGGAAAACATCATCTGCCAGCGGTTCGCGCAATTCTGGAAGAAGCCAACCGACACGCCGACGCTAACGCTTTCCGGCGACCCCTATCAGAAAAAGGAATACCACGAGGGAGCGAAGTGGGAAATGGAGGACTTTCGATTCCTGACAGCGGACGTTCAACAAGGACACTTTTGGGTAGTCATTCGCGCATGGAAAGTCGGTGGCGAGTCCCGCCTATTGTGGGAGGGGAGGCTGGAAACGTGGGACAACATCCGCTATCTGCAAGAACGATATGGAATTGAGAACCGATTTGTTTTCATCGACTGCGGTTACAAGCCGGAGGAAGTTGCCAAGCAATGCTTCGCGGCAGCAAAACCGGGAGACACTAACCGATGGAACATGCTGAGAGGAGAGGATGCGCGGGATGGGTATATGAAGGTGGTGGGAGAGAAAAAATTCCGCCGCCTGTTTTCGGATTACACCAACGCGCAAACGTCGTCAGGCTTGGCATATAAGTTTATCCGATTCTCCAACCTACTAGCCAAGGACAAGCTATCCGCGCTCATGGCAAGCGGAACGTTTGGCGTGCCAACCGACGCAAGCAAGAACTACCACGCCCACATGCAATCCGAACAGAAAAGGGAAATCTCCCCCGGCGTTTGGCGATGGGTTCCGGTCAAGACTGGAAGACCAAACCACCTTTGGGACTGCGAGGACATGCAGGTAGTTGCCGCGTGCATTTGCAAGGTGTTGGTAAGCATGGATGAGGTGAAATGACCTTTGACACCCGCCACAAAGCATGGCGGCAAATAAACGGGATCAGGCGCGAATGCTCTTCAAGTGGGCGTTTGGCAATGCCGAGCGGATAGCGCAAATCACCACATGGTTTGATGCGGCGGTTGAAGATGGATTCAGCGCCAACGGGAAACTCGACGCCATTATGAGCGGCAGCAAGAACGGCGTGCAAATGCAAAAGATGATCGTTCAGAACCCAATGGAACGGATTGAGGTGCTGGATTACGCGAAAACCGCCCTCGCCGCCGGGTTCTTGCCCGGCACCCGATCACGCGCTTACTTTTGACACCCGCCAAGGTTGATGGCGATTCTAAACGAGTTCGGTTCACCCTACCAATATAAGGCGGCGAGGTCTGCCGAGCGGTATAATGGAAGCCGCCCGTGGGAACCCGTCCAACTGCGGAACATCGACAAGCTCATCCCGAGCTATGACCGCAAAACGCTGCTTTCGGCAAGTCGCCGGATGTATATCAACATCGGAGTCGCACGGGGCGCGATTGATCAGAAGGCCATGTATTCCGTTGGCAGGGCGTGGCAGCCGGATTTCCTTGGATCGGATACCGAGTTTGGCGCGCAAGCCAAGGATTGGCTTGTAAATCAGTGGTATGGAATAGGTGACGTTCGGGGCGGGATGAATGATTTTGTTACTTCGCTTTTCCTCGCATCCGTCGCTATTGACCGAGACGGAGAGGCGTTCATCCTTCTAACAAAAACAGACGACGGATACCCTCGTTATCAACACATTCCAGCGCATCAAATCGCTACCGGATCGGATGAGACGGAAGGGAAAACCAAGGGCGGCGTGTTGCGTGATGGCATCGTCTACAACCCACAAGGAGCGCCGCTGTGGTATCGCTTAGTCGATGACGACGGAAAGGGCAAAGAGTGGATTCAAGCGGCGAACATGATCCATTTGTATGACCCACAATGGCAGGAGCAGGGGCGCGGGTTGCCAGCTTTCACCCATGCCCTCAACGACCTCCGCGACATGGCGCAATCCCATGAATGGGAGCGCATGGCGCAAATGATGCTTTCGAGTATCGGCATCATCGAATACAACGAAAACGGCGGGCCTGATCTGGATGATCCGTCTAACGATTTGATCGGTGACGTAGCAACCGGAAAGGGTATGACCATCGAAAAGCTCGACGGTGGAAGCATTCGGTATTTTCGAGCTAACAGCGGCGGTAAAATCGAAACACTCAAGAGCGACCGCCCCGGCGAAGTCTGGGAGAACTTCCAAGATCGGATTATTCGTTCCGCGCTGGCCGGGATTAACTGGCCTTACTCGATGTCATGGAAGGCGACCGGACAAGGAACCGCCGAAAGGTCGGACCTTGGCAAAGCTCAACGCGCCGTTGAGGACAGGCAGGACATTCTGGAATACGCTGCCAAGCGTCTTATCTCTTACGCCGTTGCCGTTCAGCAAAAGCGCCAAGAACTTCCCGCGTCTTCCGATTGGTGGCGTTGGGGATTCTCCAAACCCGCGAAACTCACCATTGACGACGGGCGGGTGATGAAGGAGCTAGTCGAATCCTACAAAATGGGATTCAAGAGCGGCAGCGACATCACCGCCGCAATGGGCCGCGAATACAAAGACGTCATGCGTGCCAAGGCGGAGGAAGCCGCGCAACGCATGATCCTGATTCAAAAAATGAAAGACAAATACGGCGTCGAAATCAACCCGCGTGAACTCGTCATGTTCACGCCTAACGAGCAGCAAACCACCGAAACCACTTCAAACGATGAAACTTCTAACGATTGAAAACCGCGCCGCAAAGGTGCGCCTGAACGATGCCGTCACCCCATGGTCTGCCGATGATTTGATTGGCGACATTGAGCGCAGCTATGGAAACAAAGCCGTCGCGGAAAACATGACCGTTGGAGGCTTTACGGCTTCCGCGGATGACGCGCTTGAGACGCTGGAAATTGAGATCAACTCGCCGGGTGGCAGCGTTCTTGATGGCTACCGAATCTACAACGCTTTGATGGGCATGCGTTCCCGTGGCGTCAAAGTTATCGCCACCGTCAACACCCTAGCAGCATCCATGGGCAGCGTCATTCTCATGGCGGCGGATGAGATCAAGATCGTCGAAGGCGGGCGGATTATGATCCATGAAGCCGCGCAAGTCATCGCTGGAAACGCCGCCGATCACGCCCGCGCTGCAAAGAATCTGGAAGAAATCAGCGAGGAAATCGCCGCCATTTATGCCAAGCGAACCAAGGCCAAGCCCGAGGAAATGCGGGAGCTTATGAAAGCGGAAACATGGATGGGCGCGAAAGAAGCGGTTGAGCGCGGTTTTGCAGATTCGATTGTGAAATTTGACACGCCCGCAAAAGCGATGAGCATTCTAGCCAAACTCTTTCCGGGCAACGTCGAAGCTGAAAAGCTAGAGGCCGAGGTTGCAGAAAACGCGACCCTCCGCGAATCCC